AACCTTTGTGCGTGTCGTATTATCGGGGTCGGAATGTCCGTTAACAACATATCCAAATCCCGCTGAAAGATTAAACTTTGCAGCATCTGTGTTTATTGTTAATAACCCGCCTTGATTTAGTCCAGTAGATAGTAATTGAATAGCAGTATTATTAGGTAATACAAGATTTCCAAACCCCTCTAAACTTTGCCCCTCAATTGTTTTTAATGGTCGTTTATTTTGTAAAGAAGTTGATGTTTCAACTAATTTATTAATTTCAAACTTAAAGTCTGAGCCTTCAGGACTGTCTGATAAGTTATTTGGGTCTAAAATATGAATTAAAGAGTCTAATGGAAGGTTTACTCTTTCAGTTAATTCTGATAATTTTTTATTTGCCATTTATCTATATATATAATTATCGTTATTTTGTAATATTTGTAAATCGTTATTTTCAAATTGCACGAAAACAGTATCGTTTGCGTTTGAAGCAAAGAAAGGTTGACCAAAACCAAGTAAATTCCCTGTAAAGGTTATAAATTCATTAACAGGGGTACTTTCTGAAATTTCATTAATTGTGCAAAATCCATAATCTATACTTGGAACTTGTGTGCCTTGTATTTTCCATTGTATTTTTTCTCGATTTCTTTTAATTTGCTTTAATGTATCGTACGAAAATTTAGAAGTATCCCCACCGCTTACTGTTGTATTTATTTGCAATCCATTAAAAGATATGTTGTAATTTTGTTTAACCGCTTGCGCTGTCGCCCATCCGTTTGATTCTCTAGTTGTAGTATCTAACATTTCAGAACTTTCACTAAATGAATTATCGATTAGGCAACCAATAGGATAAAAAACACCTTCAAAAGCTATTGATAAAATTCTATCTTCTCCTTTTATAAATGTACTCATTTTGTAAAGATAATCATTTTAAATTTATATAATTGTAGGCTTAACTGTGTTACCAAAATCAAGCGTAAACTTATAATCTATATCTGTTAATTCATCACCAAATAACTCTAAACTTTTTAAACTTGTTATGTTGTTTTTAGTATCAAAATTATATTGAATTGGCATAAATTTACCCGTAACACCATCAATGTCAATCAAAGATAAATAAGGTACGTATCCAAAAACATTACCTGTAAATTCCTTACTTGGTAATTGTTGCGCTCTTAAAACATCTTCCGCTGCTATTTGTAATATTTTAAAACTTTCTGTTTTTCCTTCTCTAAACCATTTAGTTGTTGGAGATACTTTATTGCTTTTAAATACAGCACCCTCAAATATAATAGAAGGACTATCACCGTTATAAATCTCAGTTACATCTTTTGCTATTGAACTAGGCTTACTTTTTCTTAAAACTGTATGAAATTCACCTACAGCTCCATTACTATTAATAGTTACATTTATTACGTTTAAACTTTCAAATGTCATTACACCTAATTCCCCTCCTATATTTGTTGGAGTAGGATTAAATATCTCAATATAAAAATCACCACCAATTGGTAAAGGCTCAGTGACAATGTTTATTGCACCAACATTACCAAATATTACTCTAGGAGAGGTAAACCAAGTACCTGCACTATCTAAATAATATATACCTAATCTTACTATAAATCCTATAATATTAGTTTCTATACCGCTTATTCTACCTCTTATTTCTAATCTAGTATCTATTGTGATAGCTATAGGAACGCTTGTAAGTGTAGGTGATGATGAATCAGTGTCTGCGTTCATCTTTAATCCTGTGTTTACATTAGGATCTGTTATTATATAAAAGGAATTATTAACAACATAATTTTCATAATTTAATCCATCATGTACAAAGTTTTGGTTAGAGAATAAACCGCTTTCAAAACCGTATTTATAATTTATACGATAAGCACTAACACTACCTTTTATTCCTATTCTTTGATTTGCGTTACAATGATGTGGGTACTTATTATTTATATGACTACCCAAATTAAATGATAAGTTTAATTCTTCAATGTTTGAATAAAATAATCCATCTGTTAATTGTAAATACTTTCTAAATTTAACCGTAGAGTTGTTATAAATCTCGTTTGGTCTGTATATATACCACTGTCCATTACGTTGGCTTATAACGGCATTAAATAGCAATAAAACAGATTTCAACACTTCCGAACAGTTCATTATTGTATTTTTATCATCCTTTACAAATCGAGAAACACTCATGTATATTTCATTAAAAGGATCTAATTCATCACTAGGTGTTAAACCTTCATAATAAATATTTACGGAAGTATTTAACTTTAATAATATTTTCGACCTTCTTAAGCAATTGTTAATTATTTCTAGAGCTGATAATTTACCTATAAATGGGAAACCGTCTTCTTGAACAAAAGCTAAATTCTCTAAAACACCTAAACCATCAACACACTCTAATGTAATCTCCCATTTATCATTTACAAAATCTTGGAATATCCCGTCAGGTTTAATAAATCCAACAAAAAGTAGATTACCGCCTCTAAATAATTCTATCGTGAAAGTATTTTCATCCTCCGTGTAAAGATCTTCTAAAGTTAAATTTAAACTTGCTTCTAGGTTTAAAGTCAACCCGTTACCTCTTATATTTTCTAAATTGTTATTTACACCACCGTATTCTAAGATAGCATAACCACCAATTAAAGATGAATCACCACCATACCCATTTTTGTAAATGTTAATGTTATATTGTACATTATTTACGTCTAAATACTCTAAAAAATAAATTCGATTTCCCATTTATCCTACTTGTAAATTACCGCCTAAACGCTTATTTTTATCTAATGCATTACCTAACACACCTATTAAACTTTGTCCGCTTATTTCAAATACTACGCTTCCAAATCCACCGCCTGTAGAGTTGCCACCAAAACCAGAACTTTGTGAACCTCTAAAGGAATTACCGCCAGAGTTAGTTGATGCTCCACCAGAACCACTATTACCGCTTCCTCCACTTGAACCCATAGACCCACCCAATCCGCTAACAGATGAAGATACTGCTGTTCCTAATGCTATTAATGCAATTCCACCAGCAATTGCGACAGCTGGGTTAAGTGATTTTAAAGCTACTTTTATCCCTTTTATACCTAAACCTGTGGTTATTGCCATCTTACCTAATTGAACCATTACGGATCCTAAACCAGCTAATAAAGCACTTCCAGCAGATTGTAAAACATTACCTCCATTAGCAATAGCACCACCTATAACAGATGCTAAATTTCCAAAAGTATCTCCTATATTATCATTAATTATATTGCTTGCATCATCATTAAAATCAATTAATTGTTGTTTTGCTAATGTTAATGTGTCTGGAGGAATAATAGGTTGCAAGGGTATTTCTAAAGCGATAGGCTGTAATTTAAAATCAGAAGTTGCTATATTTAAAGTATCTTGAATTGTTTTTAATACTTTTTGACCTTCTTTTTGTTGATTTTCAATAACCGCAGTTGTAGTTATTTTAGTCTCTATGTTTATTGCTTCTAATTTAGGTGCTTGACTTAATTTAGGTTGAACTATTTTAATAGGTTTTATTAATAATTGTGAGGCTACTTGACTAACACTGCTTATGTTATCCTCGTAACTTTTTACAACCTTAGTTAACTCTCCAATATTAGACCTTGTTTCTTTTATTGCTACATTATTATTTGCAATTGCATTTTTTAATTGTACTGCCTTATTTGTAGCTCCACCAAATCCAGCATCCGCATTGCTTTTTATTTCAGCAGCTAAATCTTTTTCTAAAGTAATCTGTTGCTTTTTTTGTGAAATTATTAAAGCGTTTGCTTTAAATAACTTTATTGTAGGATCTACCGCATCTTCTGCTAATTTTTCAGCTACCGCCTTACTAATCAACGCCTGTGTGATAGCATTAACAGCAGTAGTTAAATTACCGTACATTATTTCTTCTTTAGATAAATTACCTAAATAAGCAGGATATTTAGCTTGTAAATCTGCAACCGCTTGTGTTCTGGCTTGCCTTGAAACCGTTTCGCTTTGAGCAACTGCAATTAATCCCAATAGATTACCACGCTCCTCTAATGCACTTTTAGCACCTTCATCAAATGCTTTTTTCATTGAATTACCTACAGCATCGAAATTACCTGATAATTTATCAAAAATATCTCCTACAGTAATACCATTCTGACTCATATATGTAAGAGCAGAAGTAACCAAAGAAACCGCTAATAAAATACCACCTGTTCCCATCATTGAGCTTGCTACAGCCTTCAATGCGTTTCCTGTTCCTCCTGCGCTTTTAGATAAATAAGAAAAACTTTCAGCAGTTGCTGTAATGTTGTTACCGATACCCATAATACCAAAAGGAGCGTCCTGAGCAATACGTGAAAATTGCATTAATGCATTACTACCGTTGGCAGTAGATTTACTTAATGTATTTGTAGATTTAGTTGTATTAGTATATTGCGCCTGTAATCCTTTAAGTGATTCCTTAGCTTTGTTAACCTCTACGGTCATTTTTTCCGCTAAATCAATATTACCAGCTTTTAATTCTACAGCTACATCTTTCCTAAGCCTTTTTAAAAGTATCTCAGCTTCCGCTATCTTTCTTTGTAAGTCGCTATTATCGCCACCTATCTCAATTTCTATTTTTGGCATTGTTTGCTATGTTTAAATATTGCTGTGTAGCTTTTAAAAATGCTTCTTTTTGTGTATCGGTAATTCCTTGCTGTTTAACTTTATCATTATCTAAAGGCATAAACGAATCTTTGCTTTTAGGTAACTTTTTAGGATCGTAATGTGAGCCGATTAATGACGCCCAAGCTAACTCTCTTAATTTAAGCCATTCCATTTTTTGTATTCTATTATATGCAAATAGGCGAATCTGAAACTCAGCCCACGTCATATTATATACTGACTGTAGATTCTGAACTTGGAGTTCGCCTATTGCAAAAGATATGACATCTTCATTCCAATTAATCTCTAAATATTCACCACTTTTTTTTTAGAATCTTGAATAGGTACATTTTTAGTTAGATAATTAGTATATGCAATATTAAATTTTTGTAATGCAATACTATGAATATCACCATCTTGCTCTATCCAATCTAAAACAGTAGATAATTCTACTTTGTTATCATTTTTATAATTGTATGCGTACTGCATGACAATCGGTCTATACTTAAATGGATTAGAATCTACTTTACTACAAAACTCAATGAATCCCATGTTTAAGTCTTCTAATATATCGCCTTGCATGCCTAAGCAAAAAGTAAATTCTCTGTCTTGTCCTCCTATGTTAATTTTAGTTGTCATATGTTATACGGTTGGATCTGTTAATAATACTACTCC